CTAAGCTTGACGCTCTGGATTTCGCAGTATCGCTCACGACGGCAGCGCTTTCCGTTGGTCCCGATGATGCAAATACTGATCGTTGGGTGCGCAACCGTGCGGCGATGCCGCCGTCAGATTTCGTTGTTGGTGCTCTATTGGCTTGCGCTCCAAAACGTATCAAATTCGGTTGATCGGCCCCCGATCGAGGCCGAGTTGTGCTAGAATCGGTTCCGCGATCATCGATCCACGTGTCGCGACCGGACGCCAGCCTTAATTCCGGGAAGTGCAACAGCCGTTTTTCGAGGCTCGAGGAAAATCGCTGGCGTGGCGATGCACTCGAATAGCGCGAGACCGAACCCAAGTACCTGGCTTGAGCGCTTGTTGAACGGCTTCGGGCGACTACTAAACTGTACAAACGTCTTTCCACTCGACTAACTGAGTGGCTCAATGTACCATCGATCTCGAATTTAGGCGCCGTCCCTATGCTGGAATCGCGCGACTCCGACCGAGCGGTTATCGAATGGCGCACGTAATCTGGCACCACACTGACAATTCTCCGGGATAATTGCGTTAGCTGTCCCAACCAAACTGCCCGGAGTCTCGATTTCATCCTGGAGTCGTGCGCTAGCGCTCTGTGCACCGTTGGCGGCTTGGCCTTCTCCATCGAATCGCCGGTGATGCGTTCCTGCGAAAGTAAACCTCTACCCGTTAACTTTGAATTCGTCTGTGGAAGTCTGTAAGGTAGACCAATTCCTTTCAATTGCCTGGCTAAATCCGAATGCCACTTTAGAATCGTTTGAAATCCGTCCGGATAGCCGTCTGGAATGCCCGACCCGACGGAAGACGAGTCAATCGTCATCGGGCGGAGTCGGCTGCTGTCGTCGACTGAGTGTCTGTTCGCTTCAACTCCGCTGTTGACGTTTAGTAGGTCGAGGTTACCGCGAAACAATTGCCGACTTGCAACTGATGCCATCCACTTCGTAGTTGCGCTTAGCCTTCGAGCGGACGCTACGATGCTGTCGAACCGTCGCCGCTCCACATTACTCGCTCCTGAGGCGTGCACTTCGCGTCCGCTCCCGAGACCTAACCGTTGTCTGACTTTCAGAACCATGCGCGCTAGCTACTCTTGAACCGGTCCGCCGCTAACGCGTTCGGCTCCTCGTGGCTTCGCCAATGCTACGCGAAGCGCTCTGCCCATCGTGGCGAAGCCATCAAGCTCACTAATTGCCGTCTCCGCGTCCTCTGCGGTCATCATTTCCACGAAACCAAAACCCCGGGATATCCCTGTCCAATGGTCCTTAATCACTTCCGCGCGTTCGACACCGCCCACCCGCGCAAACATCTCCCGCAACACGGTGTCGGACATTTCGAAGTTCAAGTTTCCCACGTAAAGGCGCCGACTCATAACTCTGCTCCGTCTCTATCCGCTTAGTTCGTTGCTCTACCCGTGTCGTCTGTCGTCAGCCCCGAATAGATATTCGGCGGCGACTCCTGTCCAATAGGCAATCTCCGTCACCTCCATCACTCGCAACTCTGTAAGGGAGAAGCCAAAACTGATAAGTCCGACGATTGCCGCCGCTGAGAGAGGTCCGTTGGTCCCTTCTGCTGCACCGCGGTGACCGGAAAATTTAGCTGGTTCTCGCCCGCCCCCGATACTTCCTCCTCAAGTGCCAGTACGTCGTCGAGATCCATCTCCAGAATATCCTCGAACACAAGCGGTTTCCCATCGATTGTTGCTAGCTCGGCAATTAGTGCGAAGGATACTGACATTGGTTCGGAATTACCCGCTACGGCGCGATGAGCACGCACCAGATCTCGCCCTTTCCCTTTGCGTACTTCCGCCGCTTTTCCGGATGGCAACGTTATCACTCGTCTCTCGTCAATCATCAAAACTACTCCACTTGTTCTTACGATCTCAAAGGAACCTACAATACCCAGGACAGAGAGGCGTAGTGGTAAATACAAACTTGCGGATGACTTACCCGGGCCTTCGACTATCGAAAACCACTACCGCGCTCCCTTCCTGGGCGTCTTATGCAGTATGTCAGCTCGGCGCCTCGGCCTTGTTCAACCACCTTCAAACGAGCGGAGCCGATAGGCGCTCACAATACCTTAGCAAATAACCTTAACCGCCGAGATTGCTCCGAAATAATGCAAGCTGGTCTACGCCGTTCACAACATAAATGTTTGCCAACACATCATATAGGTGCATCTGTTCACCAGCTACATATAACTCAGTATGATAAACGGTGAGTGTCGAGGTCGAATCTACATTCTCGTGTTGTTTGAAGGTGAAGGCGCCAGCGTCCTTGAAAATACCCGTCACTAGATACACCGCGGGTAGTTGAGCACTACGACCCTGGCTCGTGTATTGATCTAAACTGCCACGCACCTGGAAGAAGTGGGAAACGAACGGACTTCCCGCGGCTGACAGAACTTCTGGATAAAGCGATGCCCACTTGATTTTGGCCTCGAGCTTTTCGACACCCGCCCAGAATTCCGCGGTGCCAGCCATCCCGAGCGCCTTGTGATCGACCATCCGATGGTGCGGCTGTGCGACCTGAATCTCTTCCGCCCGTCCCAACAGCCCGGTCCCATCCATGTAAATATTTGCGTTTGTTATTCGATTTACCGATATGTCCATCGCTTTGTCCTTGCTGCGTCGCGAACGGCGCCTCCTGCGGAAAGTCCATGCGGGTTATGCGGGCGATCAGGCGGTTTGCGCAGTACTGGTCGATGCGCTTGAGCTCCCAAGCTGGCTCAGAAGTGTCGTATCGATATAAACATTGAAGGTTAGGCGCGCGGCTGGCGGCGGTGGCATAACATCGATATCGAATACCAGTTGTCCCGCCGCAATCTGGTTGGAAGGATTCTCAGCGGGATTGTAGCTCGCGGAACCCGCCACTAGCGCGCCGCGCTGAATTAATGTGCGAATGAAGGCGTTTATGCTTGCCAGGATCGCCGTGATCAAAGCATTGCTGATTGGCTGGTCGATGAACTGAAGCATCGATAGTTCTACCGATTCCTCGATAGTGTCCATTGTACGCCGAACGCAGATGAAGTTGTCGGGTGTCGTTATCGTCGGATAGCCAGCCGACCGGTTGCCCCAAAGGCGGAGTCCCGTCCCGAACGCGTTAAACACTGTTAGGATGCCCGCCGCATTGAGGTTGTTTACGTCCGACGCCGCGTCCAGGATCGACGCATAAAGCGTAACGTCGGGCCCGAGTATCCCATTCGCCTGAGTATTCGAAGGCGACCACCAATAGCCATTCGACAGATCCTTCGCTGCTATTGCTCCGGCCACCCACTGCGAATACGGCCCTGTCGCAATGCTATTGGCCACTAATTGTAGTGGACTCGTTCCGTTCAATGTAATCCCGCTGGGCACTATTCCCGTGTCGAAGAATGTCTCTTGAGGATAACAGAGAATCGCACGAGTCGAACTGGTGTCGAAAGCATTTCCCGCCACTCCCCGGTTGGCGATTGCGGCCGCAGGCGGAGTATTCGCCGGCGAGTCAATTAACGCCATCCCACGCAGGCTGCCGGCAGTTGACACCATCGCCGTCGCTACGTCGGCATTCTGTGAGTACCCAGGCGCGATGAGAATCTTCGAGAAAAAGCCCATCGTGCCATAGGTTGTCAATAATGCCTGCAGACCCGTGTAACTCGCATTGCTGACTGTCCCGATAATATCCGAGTCCTGAACCTTGCTTGGATCGGCATAACTGAACGACACGACCACAGTCGCTCCCGCTGCGATAGTGCTGCTCCCCGCCCGTATTAGCATCCCATTGATCGGATCGGTCTTATAATCAGTCAGTGCGCTGTAGGCAGCCCCCGAATAGTAACTGTAACTTGCAAGCACCGCTGCTGTCGCGCCGATTCCGCCACCAGTCACGCGCGTTACCAGACCGGTTCGAGCGTCCAGTAGATAGTCGGTGCCTTGTATGTAGGTAATACCCACGGGATTGCTTGTTAACGCTATTGACGATGCCTGCACGTTTCCGCGCACCAGTTGGATGCTGCCCGGCGTTCCGCCAAATGTGTGCGATTCGCCGATCACCGGCGTCGTCGTTGTCGGCATCACAGTCAGGTTCGTGACACCCATGTGCTCGAGGTTAACTGCCCCGGCTCCGCTGAATGTCTGCGACATCACGATATCGCTGGTATGTTTGGCGTTGTCGAAAACGTTCACCACGATTGCCTGACCGGCACCCTGCCCCAGAATTGCATTGAGTGCGTATGGAATCGTGTACCCCTGCACCGCTGGACCGAATTGAACGGCGGCCTGTGCGGAGCCCACCAGGGTCGGCGTGTTTATGCCGGGTAGAACAGCGGGTGACGATACCGCCCAATACGGCGCTGTGCCTATAAGGCCGATCACCGATGACTTCACCACCGTGATAGGAACCGGACCGGTTTCGACTTCTATTACTTCGACTCCGTGCAGGAAGGATGCGGTCATATATTTCACCTCAGTGGGATTCGCGCGCCCCTCTTAGATCGCTACCACGGCGCCAGACAATTGTTCGGAGTTCCCTACCGGAGCTTCACTGGAAATAAAAAGATTACTCGCTCGGTTACTTTGTGCGGGGAGCGGCTCTAATGCGAGCCGCGCTTCAGTCGGTTAATGGACATCGTGCCCGATACTCAGTTGCTTGGTGCGGTTGGCGCGCTGCCCCCATTCGCGATCGCCGTTACGACGTCAGCGTAAACGTATCCGATTGCGACCGTGGCACCAGCCGCGATCGTCCCGGCTGGCAACTGTGTGACTATGGCGTCCGTCGCGTCCAGCGTATAGTCAATTCCGGCAGTGTAGACCGCACCATTCGCCGGATTCGTTACCAGTACCACCGATACGTTGCCCTGCGGAAGCTGGATATGTCCGCTGACGTCGAACGTATAGAGCATCGGCGCGACGCTAACCGCGGTGATGCCGCCCTGTTCTTGAGCTCGCGCGAGCGCGAGCAATGGATAGCCGTCCAGCGTCGATGGTTCGACCGCGATTGTTCGCAGGGCGAATGTGATTGTGTAGATCCACACGCCTCCTTGCTTGTCGCGCTTGAGGAAGCGTTCTCGCAGTGGATAGGTCTTCTCGCACCCCGGTACTCGAAAGCCCGTCAACGCTGCGCGCACTGCCTCGATCAACGCGTATGCGCCTGGTGTGCCGCCACTCGGAGGTCCTCCGAAGCTCCAGCCAAGGTCACGCATTAGTACTGTGACTTCAAACTTTAACGTGCGTTCCTGCACAATCGCCGCAGTGTCGATTAGTTTTCCATACTCCGCCCCTTCATAACGTACTAATGCGGCGCCAACCCGGTGCGTCATTCGATAGGCTTCAGGCTGGTCCGGGAAATGCGCGACCTCAATGCCCGTGATTTGCGCGCTCAATCGGTTCACGACCGTCGTTTCGATCGTCTCGATATCCAGCGCCGTCGGCGGCGTAAAGCTCTGTCCTGACCACGGACTGTCTAGTACTACTGCTGCCATTAGCTTCTCTCAGTTCAATCTGGCTTGCACTGCTTGCGAAACTCCGAGTGTTACTCAGCCACCAGCTCTTCGAAGTAGACCGAGTAAGTGCGGCCGACCTTGAAATGCTCCGAGGCCAGCGCATCCAGCTCGATCGCTCCCGCCGGCGGCCCGGCGAAATACTCTCGGGCTTCCGATGAAGCGTCGATTACCGGCACCAGCCGTGCGCGATGGATCACACGTCCGGGATGCCAGTTGTCCGTCTTCTCCGCTTGCATGCATATAAATTTCACTCGCATCGATGTCTCCTGATGGCGCGGAAAACTATCCGCGTTCCCGAGTTAATAACCCTTGAGAGAGCCGCGATCGAATATCCGTTGCTGTAACGCTCCGCTCGCATCGCTACCCGCTTGTGTCACTACCGATCCCACAGCCTGTGCCGGTTCGGTGTTGTCTGCCGCCAAGCCCAACGTCACCTCGCCGCGTGCCACTCGCACTAGCAACTCGACCGCATCATCGTAACGCTTGCGTGCGTCCGCCAGGTCGTGAATCGGCCTTAGGGATTGCATCCGATACATCGCGATGTCGCACGTCAGCCGCGGTAGAACCGCTGGCGGATCGTTTAGTGGCAGTGCAAAGCGGCTCTCCAGGTACCCGTCGATTTCCGCCGATGCGTCGTCTAACGCCTGCTGCAGCGTCGTCGTATTTACCGTCGTCTGCGTCGGATCCTCATTGCTCAGTTCCACTAGGTCGCGATTCGGGTATCTAGCGATCAGGTCGTTGGGTGATGCGTAAGACACGGTTGGTTTATCCCGCTACGATATGAGTCCGCTACCCTCTTCCGGGTCGTCGCGGACGGTGACATTGCGACCCACTCGTTCCGATGCGAGCCGCCGTCACCTGGTTATCGGTCGAAGTTCTAGGACAGATACTCACTCACGATAAGCGTTGCGGTGCTCTTCCATATATTGCTGGTCGTTACGCTACTACTTCCGCCGGTGCCTGCCATGAAGTCCGAATTGAGCAGTTGCGCTCCTAGCTCTTCGAGCGCGGGCGGTACCACCAGGTAAACGTCATTCGGACTCGTCAACGCCCCAAACGGCATGCCGCCGTCCGTCTTGATCGATCGCATTGCCGCGCGCGCGCTGCCGTAATTCGCTGGCACGCTCAGGTCCGTATTGCTCGCATATGCGAGTTGCCACAAACCCACACCCGTGTTTGCCCGCCCGTCCACTCCGAAGCGGAACTCGCGCCGGGTGAAGACCGACTCGTCGGTAAGTGTGTTCATCCGCGTCATCGCGTATTCGCGCCGAAGCTGAAAGATGAACGGCCGCACTGCCCGTGACGCGTCCAGCAGAAACCAGTACGGCCCTGTCCCTGAGGAATTCACATTTGATGCCACCGAGTCACGTACGTCGCCCGCCGCACCCATTGGTCCGACCGGATGAGCTGCCGAGAAAAATGGCTGCCCATCGAAGCCGATCACGCTCGACGGCGTCGTCACCGCGTTCTTGATCATTGAAAACAGCAGCGAGTCGGGATGCACCTTCGTATCCCAGCCCAGTTGCTCGATTACCGGTTCATACACGCCGTAGGTATCGTCTTCGATATCGTTGCGGCTGATACTGATCGTGTCCTCGAAATCCTTGTTCACGATCGTGTAGCTATGTGCCTCAAGCGCTTGAATCACTCGCGCACCGAGCCATTCCCGGAACTTCGTCGTGCGCCCGAGCCACGGATATGTCGTTTGACGCGAGGCCGATCGTACTACCGTCGCGATCTTCTCATAGTATGATGGTGGCTTGTCGAAGCCGCGCTGAAAAATCACGTCGAATCCCGTAAATAGTGCGGTCAGATTTGCAGTGGTTATTTCCATTGGTTCCTACCGTGGTCCTTGGACCACTCGTTTTACGGAGGATGAAATGGGTTCGCGTGCGATTAAGTGCCCGCGGGATCGTTGGATAGCTGTGGTCAATGGCCCACTCGCGTCGCCTCTGCAAATGCTCAAACGGCCGCGGCTGCCTGATTCCAAAAGTCGATCCACACTTGGCCGTTCGGATCGAGAGCGGCTATTCGACCCGCGGCACTGCGAGTCGGCGCGCCCCAGTTGTAATCGCTGAATACTGTCGCCGCGGCGGCGATCGCCCCGCCGCTGACGAGCATCAACAGCCCCGCCTGGTAGTTGACCACGTAGTCGGTCCCCTCGACGTAAACGGTTCCACCGCCCGACGTGCTGTGCACCTTGACCTTCGCGATGTTCTCATGGCTGAGGCTCACAATTTGCGCCGATGTCGCCGCAGGAAAGGTCGTCGATTGTGCCACTACCGCGACCGCCGCGCCGCCGTCGCTCGCCGAAACCGAGTTGTCATCGACCGCGAATGCGACTAGGCCGACTTGGGCCGCGCCAATCGATCCGTCGTTGACCGCGTACATGAACACTCCGCGCCGGGCCACAATAGAGATCGCTCCCGCCGCTCCGGGGTTGTTTACCCCGTCTTGCCCCGGAATTCCGTTGTTCACCATTTCCGCACGTCCTAAAATCTTCAGCCCCGCTACGCTCGCTGCCGGCCTCGCATTGCCATTGGCATTGAGCGCGACGATGCTGCCAAGATACACCGTCGTGTTTGCTTCGATCGGGTAAACCAGCATCCGTCCATCGTCGGCCAGTTCCGGAGTATTTCGTGAAGTGGTTAATGCTGCCATCGTTTTCCCTTGTGCTCTCCGCTCGCCGAGGTTTGGCTAAGCCAAAGTGACTAGTCGCCGCTGCTTGATGGAAGTTCTCGAATGACTATTCCGGGTTGACCGTCAACAAATCGCCGCGCGCGCTCCGCCGCTTCAAATAATCCTGAGGTCGAAGGCCGAGTCGGGCGCAAACCGTTAGCTCCGTGCGCGTCAGTATGGTCCCCGCACGGCCGCCGCCCACAGTCGTTTCCTGGCGATCGTTGAAGCTGATGTGTCCTGCGGGCGCGCCCTCGAAGCCTCCCGCGATTCCTATAACCACCGCCGGTTGACGCGCCACGAAATCCTCGAACCCCCGCAAATTCGCCTGGCAGTATGCGATCGCCCACTCACGCTGCGCCGGGACGATCTTGCCGGCCTGCATCGCCGCGTCCACGCGGAATCCAGCACGTTCACGCGCACTCGCCGTGCGCAGCCGGTTTAGCTCCGTTAACACGCCCTCGAATTGTGCAATCGGCACGTAACGCGCCGGATCCGCGACGCTGCCGCTATCCATCGACTGCGTTATTCTGCCTTGCATCGCCGACGCCTCGTCCGAATGCTCGGCGCCGCTCTCGTTCAACAAACGGCGCACCTCGGCTAGTAGCTCTTCCGGCGTCGCCTCGTCGCCGAGTCCGAACAGCTTGCGTAGCTCCGCCGCTATGTCATCCATTACGATATCCCCTTTGTGCTCGCGCTCCTGCTCGGCATCCGCACGCTCCCGCGTGAACTGCCTCAACTGACCGGATTCGCTGGCGTCTGCTTGCGCCGAAATCGCCGTCAAATACAAATTCGGATTATTAGTAAGTGCTGCTCGCAGCAGCCGTTGTACTTCACCATCTTGTGAGTATTCAAACACAGGCGAAATGTATCGGTATTCATGTGTCAAAACCGCTGCTGCACCATGGCGGGTCCACTCCACCTGCCCCCACAGCGCGCCGTTGCGCACTTCGATTGCACGAATCCATCCCGCGGCTGGTGCCGGTCGTCCCACCGGTGCTGCGAAATCTGTCGCGTGGTCGTAATCGATCGGCAGCCCCGCGTCCATGCGCAGTCCACCAGTGGCGGCGATCACCGCCTCCGGATTCGACAGTCGAAATGGCCCGCGCCCGTCACGTCCAGCGAAATCGCCCGCCGGCAACAACTCGATCCACTTCGGTGCGCTATTATGATTGCCGAGCAACGTTCCGCTCACACCGACCTCGTTTCCGCAGTCGCGATTTACTCCGTTCTTATTTCCGACATCCTTCATCGTGGATAATTGTGACATGGTCAGTCGCCTTCCATTAGGGTGAAATGCTTCACAAAGTGTGGATAGTCAATCAAGGAGAGTGAGGTTTTGGAAAAGCGGGAATTTGAGCTCACGCATGCACTTGGCTGGTCATTGATGCTGGTCGCAGGTCGGCCGGTTTTCAACGTACTACGGCCGGCGTTAGTACCGCCTCGTCCTGACTCGCTATCGGCAGGCCTAGCCGATCCAGCACGGTCCGCTGCCCGATCCGAAGTCCCCGATCCACAAGCTCCGCAACGACCCCCGCGAATTGCACGTCGTCTTGGTCGGTCGGCAGTACCAGGTCAAGTCGCGGATAGCGCCTTTGTGGTCCTGCGTTCAGGTCGACGATCGGTTTCACCAGGTCGCGAGTGAGCGTTGCGCTGAGCCGCCGTGCGTCCGCTGTGAGAATGTCGCGCCTCACTTCGTTATGTACTTGCGCCGCCGCCCGCGAACCCGCCCCGCGCGGTAGTTCGGTTGTCAGGGTCTGCCCCAGTACCGCCTTGCTCACTTGCCGATCGAGGTATTCGCAGAACCGTTCATATAGTTCCGCGCTGCCCGTCTGCCGCGCCTCGGTGAATTCGATTAGCATCGAATCCGGAATTATCGCCGCCGCGTCCGTCCCGATATTCGCTACCGCGTTAAGCAATGATTGTTTGTCGGCATCCGTGGCTCCCGCACCATACTTACCGAGCCGCAATGGCTGCCCGAATACCTCCGCGAACGTTACCCAGTCCTTCAATACATAGTTCTTGAATAGGTATGACCACCCCGCTGCCCGCGCTATACCGCCTCGGATCGGCAGTCCTGACTTCGCTCTCGAAAAGTGTACGATGAATTTGAACGGCTCTAGCGGCGCCGTCATTGGCTGCAACCCGTTCCATCCCTTAGCGCCCCGTACCCCACGACTTCCTCCTGCGAGTCGCGACTCGAAGTGCGAGTCTCCCGGCTGCTCCTGGAGCCGTGCTGGCGATCCCTCGTCTGTCAACGTTCGCACCAGTAATTGTTCGCCGCTGATCCAGTCGAACAAGAACCACCGCGGGTCCCGCCACAAAAGCCGGACCGGCACCCATTCGCGTCCCGACGTATCCCAGATGATCTCAGTCGCCGAAAAGCCCTTGCCGATCGCGTCAAGCACATCGAATAGTGCGTCCGCCAGATTGAGCTGCCCGCCTAGCAGAAGATCTCGCACCATGTCGGCGATGCGTACGTCTTCCTTTTCCCCCGAAGCCGCGGCGACGACGATTTCTAATCCCCCGGCGGTTTCCTTGCGCGTGCCCAGGACCGCCTGGTAATGCAGATCTTTTTCCTCCATCTCCTCAGCCAATTCCAAGTACAAGAACGGATCGCCGAACTCTGCTTGCCGCAATATCGCCGAGAGCTTCTCCGGTGTCAGTCCCGCAGACGGATGCATTACCGAGTAGATATTGCGTACGCCCGTCATGGTGGCCGCCGCCTGTTCTTGCCGGAGACGCGCCGTATCGACCTCGCGACCATAGGCATCGTAGAGTGCCATTGATTTACTCCAGATTACTTATTCGTTACGAGTGGCTATGATATGCGGCGGTTCCGCAGCTGATTCCTGCGATAGCATGTAACCGGGCGCGTACTACTCAACTGGGATTCTTGTATAGTATGTTGCGAGGGTCGAACCGTCACCAGATGCCCGCTTGGATTCCGAAGCGTCTACGCTGCCCAGCCGGCGCATCCGGCTCGTTTGCGGGCCTGAGGCGCATCGTATTCAGATTGGTTTCCTCAAATGGGCGAGCCCGCGGGGCCGCCTGGTATGCGATTTCTGTAACTTCCGTCTGACTCGCAAAGTATGCGAGCGCGCCCGCAATCGCGGCATCGCCATGCCGTCGCTTGCCTTCCGCCGTGCCCGTCCGCCGTTCCGGGACCCGTGCCACGCCCCCTTCCATCACCAGCGCGCGATGGTCCGCGAGAATTTCCGCGTCCTGCGGCAGTTCGATCATTCCGTCTTCGAATGCCGCCTTATAGCGCGGCATGTTTTCCCGATACCACTCAGTCGAAAGCATCACTTGCCGGATCCGCGAGCCGTAGCGCTGCATCGCCGTCTCAGCCAGGTATTGTCCATTTCCGCGCGCGTCCATCGCGCCCGCGATCAGGTGCGGCAACCGGTCCGCGACGTAAAACAGCACCTGCTCCTGTTGCCGAAATGGAATGTTGCGCAACTCGATTACGAATGGCGTCCGCCGCGTTGTGTTGCCTTTCAATTGCAGCGGCCAGATCACCGTCAGATCGCCCGATCGCCCAAAGTCTTCACCCATAAACGACATCGCCGTCCGATCGAGCCGCGCCAGCTGCGGGGCGATTCGTTCCTCGCAAAAATCCGCCGCCACCCGCATCCGCTCGCTCTCGGGCCGCCCGGCGAACTCCGCCGGCATCTCCCAGCGAATCACCGGCACGCCCTCGCGCATGCGTCCCTCGATCAGCACCGAGGACAGGAAAGCGCCGCCGCTGGCCCGTGGGATGCACCCCAATTCCTCGTCCGCCTCTTCGCCATATTCCTCGAATATCCGCGCCCGCCACTCGGCCTCCCCGATACTCGACCACTTGAGTCCCAGTTTCATGCAGATCCGATGGTACAAGCCGTCGCTGATCGCCTCGTCCAGCGTCACTCGATGAAGTGAGTATGGCCGCCGTCCCGCGCGGATCTCATTGACTAGTTCATTGAAAGCACTATTCGCCCCATTATGGGTCGACATTACGCGCACGCACCCACCCCACATCGTAAATGCCAGCGCCGCCTTCAGCAGGCCTTTCAAGTCGTCGTGAAACGCCGCCTCGTCGATCACCGCCCGGCCTTGCTTGCCGCGCAGGTTCGACGGCCGCGACGATAACGCGACAATCTTGTGACCCGAGCTAAAGCGGATGCGGTAGGCCAGGATGTCGCGCCGTTCATCGTCGATCGCGATCTCCTCGATCCCCCGCGCCGCCTTGTTGAATTGCCGCGCCCACGCCCCCGCGGTCTCGACGAACTCCAGCGCCATGTCGCGGTTATAGCCTAGGTACCAGGTGTCCATGCCCTTGCTGGCCGACGCCTTCAGCGCACTCGCCGCCGCTTCCGTCCAGGTCAGTCCGATCCGCCGCGACTTCTCCGCCACCTTTACCGGCGACTCATCCGCCAGCCACCGGATCTGATACGGCAATAGTACGTCTGCAGGTTCGCGCGATTGCTCTTTGGGTGTGGTCTTCATTACTCATTTGCTCCGAAAGTCGTTACCCTGTGATCTCCATCAGCACACGTTTAATCTGCGCCACCCCCACCTCCGTCAGACCCCGCGCTTCCGCGTCCGCCACCGTGCGCTGCGCCGCGAGAATATGCGTCCTCATCTCCTCGGCGAATTTCTGTTGCGCCACCGACGCATGGGCCAGCGTCGCCACGCTGCGCGCCAGCGCCGCCAGGTTGACCTCACTCAGGTCCGCGCCGTTTAGCTCGACCAGTACGGTAAACAGATGCTGTTGCACCAGCCGCATTAGCGCGTGGTTAATATCCCCTTCATCGCTCCCGGTGGCTTCCACCACCGCGCGCGCCTGCGCCGTTGCCAATCGCACCGCCTCGAGTCGTGCTTCGAGCTTGACCGCATGATGCTTCACCGTTACCGTCGCAAGCTGGCATCCATGCTGCAGCAACCAGACTTTCAGTTCGCGATAATTCTTGAACTCCCGCTTGGCGATCCTTTCGTCCAGCTCCTTGCGCACATCCACCGGTAGGCTGCGGATTCGGTGCGGTGCGGACGACCGTTTGCGCCTCTGCACTTTGTCCATGCCGCTCACCAATACTTCCGCGGCCGCGCGACGCCCGCCGGCGCGACGACTGTGTATTCGACCACGTCCACTCCCATCGCGGTCAGCTTCGCGTACCAGCTTTCGCTATTTTCACCCTCGATCTCGACCAGGCCCAGGTCTCTCAGGTAATCTATCTCGCGCCGCACACTGCTGACCGACATCGGCAACCGGATATCGTGCAGCACACGCCATACGATATTTTCCGACACCGCTATCGGCCGCCCCGCGTCCAGCACCCGCAGGATCCGCCACCGAGCTTCTTCGCGCTGCTTTTGTTCCAGATCCATCGTGCCATTACTCATGGAGTCGCCTCTGCTGCCGGTATTATCCGGATGCCCCGCTGATACATTCGGGCGCGCAGGTCTGCAATCTCCGCACGCACCTCCGCTCGCATCGCATCGATCTTCGCCTCGAGCGTATTACTGAAGCGAATCCAGTCTTCGCGCCGTACATATTCCACCGGCATCGTCGCCTTCAGTTGCATTAGCTCGCGTTCGATCATGTGTGAGAAATCGCTGCCCTCGCGCTTGATATCGATGATTCGTTTGCCCAGCTCCGCCTCGTTGCGCGTGAGCAGCCACCGAATTGCTCCCAGGTTGAGCCCCACCAGTGTTACGAACGAAAGTGCAAAGGTCGCGACTGCTTCCCAGGCCATTAGCTATTGCTCCTTTCTGCATTAGTCCGTGGCTTCAATTGTAAGTTGACTATCCGCATTACACTCTGGGGACCTGACTCTGAGCTTCAACGAAATTACCGTCGCGAATGCTTCCTTATCTGCGAAATACGGTAAAGCGGCGCTCTCTAACCTAAGGTCCTTGTGAACTGGCAGGTCAGGCGCTCAAAGGATGTCCGCTGGCATAATGGCGTGCGGTCTCATGCGGTTCTTCATGGTCTCCCTCACCAACCTATTAGTGGCGTTCTCCGCCGCGCGTTTGGAACCAATCCATTCCAAAGGGAAGTTCAGTCCTAAAAGTCAGGTCAAGACTGTTGGGCCGCTTGAAACCTCTCGAGGTTTCAGTGTCCGGAAACTATAACTTCTGCGTTCCTCAGCCGCCGTCTTTCCTCCCACCCAACGGCCGGCGCTACCGGTCGGGCCTGCCTGCATGGCGCGAAATAAAAGCATTGCTGCAGGCCACTAGCTATGCGGCCGCTCCTGCGGCTCCGCCGATTCTTTCAGTCTCACTGCCGCCGACATCGCGAGCAGCACCGTCGCCAGGCCTGCCCCGTAGGCTGCCGCGTCGGTTGCACTGAAATGTCCAAGATTGAATACCGCCGCGCCCCAAAACCCGACATATGCAACCGCTCCAAGCACGCCGACGATCCGCGCCGCATCGTACGTCAGGTTATCGTTGCCGGTCAGCGCGTCCTGTATCCACTTCATAGTCAATTCGCCACCCCTCCTGTCTCACCGTACAACTCGTCGCTCTGGTTATCTCTGTAAACCGTCGGCGCATCCGCCATCGGATTTCTGCGGCTGCGCTCGCCGCCGTGCTTATGCTTGGTCATTATCGTGTTCCACCCGCGCGGCCCGCGCTCTGTTGCATGGGTCATCGCTCGCTAGTGCTCTCCAGCCGTCTCGCCCCACTGTTTGCCCGAACCTAGGTGCAGCTCGTTCGCTCTGAGATACTTCTTCACTAGGAAACCTTAGCCATAGTTACGAAGGCGACAACTGCTTGTGCTTTCCATGACTTAAGCGCCTACCCGATCGGCGCGAGCATCACTCTTTGACCAAGGGTTGCTCTGCGAGTGTTACGGCTGCGTCGGCTAAGGCCTCCGCGAGTCGCTCTTTTCTCATTTACAAAGGGGACCTGAAACCTCAGTAAGGTTTCGGTTCTCCCAAGAAATAATAGTTTTGCGATCCTCAACCGGTCTTTTCGTCCCGCGAGAGCCCGGCTGGCGCCGCGCGCCGTTCGGCGCCAGCCGGATGAGGGCAGTCCATTTCCTGCCGATTCGTGTACATAGTGCATGCGGCTAACGATTAGTTACTTGCCTATCGACCCGTTTCAGTCAGTTGCACTCTTTCACCGGCCGGGTCGCGCTGCGGGGCCTCTGGCGGAGCGCTTGAGGGCTCCTCGCAGCCCGCCAGCAATGCGTCGCGCTCGTGCACCAACCCTTTGAGCAGGATTACCGTCGCTACGTACGCGCGCATCGTGTCGGCGGGCGCTGACGCCGCCGTCAGGCTTGCGATCGGCAGCGCCGGCGCAACCAGCTGCGGCGCCTGGCAATACACTGGTTCGATCACCGGCACGTTAACCACCATCGGTCCCGCCGGCCCCGCCGGAAATGGCGGGGAGAACGCGCAGCCGGCCAGCAGAACAAGGATCAGCGGGAGGAGGCGCTTCACCATCGTCCCTGCTCCGGTCCCTGCGCGTTTCCCCAATCGATCGCACCCTGGCAGCCCGCCGGCACCGCCGCGATGCGGACCGCGTTTGCTCGTTCGAGTTCCCGGCTCATCGCCTGTGTCGCGCTCGCCGCGTACCGCGCCTCACGCCGCGTCGAGTCGCGCCGGGCAAGTTTCATCTTGTCCTGCAACGCACCGATCGCCGCGTTCTGACGCGCTACTGCCGATACCATCGATGCGTCCTTCACCCGCAGCGCCGCGGCCGCCTCGCTCATCGCCGTCACCTGCGCCCTGGCGCTGTCCCTCTGATCGACCAGTACGCCGCCATATTCCAGCGCCGTCGCAGCGATTACCGCCAACCCGATCGCTTTCCAATTGTGCATCAACGCGCCGAATAGCATCGTCAGTTTTCCCTCGCGCCCGTCGCTCACAAGTCGTACCCGCCGATGGACCCTAGCCCTGCCCGTTCATTACGCTCGCAGGTCGCGGACTCTTTCGCTCGCTTCCGCTCTTGCTCCCTGGTATCAGCCGACCACGTTGACGTCCCCGGGACCGCCGACGATATCGGCGATGTTCGCGGGATTGACCCAGTACAGCGCCTGCGGATTGGCATAGGCGGGCGGCGCGGCCGCGGCCGCCACCGCCCACGCCGGCGACTGGCCGAGCGGATAGACCGCGGACAGCGTGAAACCCGGCATCACGCAGGAGTTTCCGAAGCCCGTCAGGCCCAGCTCGGCAAGCATCGCCGGCGTGAGCGCGACGATCGCACTGACGGGGGCGGGCAGCCCGAGCGACGTCGGGTACATCGGCGAGAAAATCGAGCCGCCCGGGTCGGTCATGACGCTGAAGGAGCGGGCGTCGCCGGTGCTGTGGGAGCCACCGGGGCCGCAGGCGCGATCGCGCTCAACGCGCTGACGTTCCCCTGAAACGCCGTATGCGCGTGGTGAGCGCCGCTACTGCATTTTCGACATCCGTGGCAGCGACGCTGCCGGCCTGGAAGTTTGCAAACGCGATCTGGACGTTCGTGATGGCCGTTCCCAACGCGGTTTCGTCGGCTTGGATACTCGAGACCACGGACTGAAGATCGGTGAGTGCTGACATGAGTGTTGCTCCTTGTGCGGTTAACTTGGTTATCGAACTCTCGACCGCGGACAGCCGCTTTTCGATCGCGGCGAAACGCGCTGTTTGGAACGTCATGAGCCTTCCCCGCTCGCATGAGCCTCGACCACTGCCACGATGGCCGTATGAACCTCGGCTGCCCCGGCGACGGTAACCGTATGAGCCTCGACTGCTGGCGCGTCTGTCGCCGCATGAGCCTGGACTGCTGCTGCTGCGCCCGTCCCCGCGCCATGCTCAGCCACCGCCGGCGACGCGATCACTTTCCAGTTTTGAATTGATCCGCCGAATAACATCATCGGCTCTTCCTCGTATGTCGTGAGCGGCGTCGGGCTATTTGCCATCCAGCCAAAATCTTGGTCATCCGGTCTGCGGCCCACCCTAGTAGTCACTTGCTGGCTGTGACCGCGGCCGCGACTGTCGCCGCGCCATGCTCAGCCACCGCCGGCGACGCGATCACTTTCCAGTTTTGAATTGACCCGCCGAATAACATCATCGGCTCTCCCTTGTGTGTCGTAAGCGGCGTCGGGCTATTTGCCATCCAGCCAAAATCTTGGTCATCCAGTTTGCGCCCCACCGTAGTAGTCACTTGCTGGCTGTGACCGCGGCCGCGAGCGTTGCCGCATGAGTCTCAACCGCAGCCGCCACTGTCGCCGCGCCATGCTCAGCCACCGCCGACGACGCGATCACTTTCCAGTTTTGAATTGACCCGCCGAATAACATCATCGGCTCTCCC